TATAGCAAAACAACACCATATGCAAGTCCTACCAATGGAACATTGTGGTATTATAGCAATCCAGCTGATGTTGATATTATGATTAACAACAATGGTTGGAAGGGATACCGCACAGTTACTAGCGATATTAGAGGTTACAACTTAACAAATACTGATATCACTGGAGTTATTATTAGTCCAAGCGCACCAACTAGCCAAGTTAGTGGTGCAAGCCTAGTGGCTGGTGACTTATGGTTAAACAGTGGTGATTTAGTTAACTATCCAAATCTAAGTCGTTATAACGGAACTGCTTGGGTAGCAATTAACAACCAAGATCATGTAAGCAATAACGGTATTATTTTTGCTGATGCACGTTGGGATAATGGTGGTGGTAACGATCCAGTTAGCGCAGTAATTCCTGTAATCAGCGATGGCGTATCACAAGGATTATTGTTTAGTTCTTGGATTGATCAAGACGCTCCTGACTATAGATTATATCCACGTGGAACATTATTGTTCAACACACGACGCAGCGGATTTAATGTCAAGAAGTTTGTACAAAACTATTTTAGTCCTGCTAACTTCCCAAATCCTGGTACTACTCCAGGAACAAGTGGATCATTACCAAGCGTGGTAAATTCTTGGGTAAGCGCAAGTGGACTTGATCCATACGGAGTTATGTATGCTGGTTCTGATGCACAACGTGCACTAGTAGTAGCAGCAATGAAGAGCGCCCTAGATAGTAACACTGATGTAATTGAATCAAATTACCAGTTTAATTTACTATGTGCACCTGGATACCCAGAATTGATTCCTAACTTGGTTGCGTTAAATGACAATCGTGGAGACACTGGATTTATTATTGGCGACACACCAATTACACTGCAACCAACTGCAACAGAACTAACAAACTGGAGCAACAATACTGGAGATTGGGCAGGATTAGGATTAGCAACAGCAAGTCCATACCTAGCAGTTTATTATCCAGCCGGCCAAACAACTGACTTATCTGGAAATACAGTTGTAGTTCCTGCAAGTCATGCGGCATTACGTACATATTTGTATAACGACAACGTTGCTTATCCTTGGTTTGCTCCAGCAGGAACACACCGTGGACTAGTAAACAACTTGTCTGATATTGGTTATGTAAATCAAGCTACTGGAGCATTTATACATAACGGTATCAATCAAGGTTTGCGTGATGCATTATATGAAATTGATATCAACCCAATTACACAACTTCCAGGAGTTGGTCTTGTAATTTGGGGACAAGAAACACGTAGTGGTGATTCAACATCACGTAACCGTGTTAACGTTGTTCGCTTAGAAAACTATCTAAGAAGAATATTGAATACAATTAGTAATGGATTCTTATTTGAACCAAATGACACTATTACAAGAAAGTCAATTGCAACTCAAATTGAAAGCGCACTAAACAATATTGTAAGTCATCGAGGCATTTATGACTTCTTGGTTATTTGCGATACAAGCAATAACACTCCAAGCGTTATTGCAAACAATCAACTTTATGTTGACGTAGCAATTGAGCCAATGAAAGATGTTGAGTTTATTTACATACCGATTGCCTTGTATAATCCCGGAACAATCGCAGCACTAGGAGCGACTTCTACTTAATAGAATCGCATAAATAAGAGTAATAGGAGAATAATATGGCAGTAGCATCGTTAAGTAAATTTACAGTACCGTTGGCAAACAATCAAAGTAGTGCCTCACAAGGTCTGTTAATGCCCAAGTTAAAGTATCGCTTTCGCGCTACTTTTGTTAATTTTGGCGTTACCAGCCCTACTACAGAGCTAACCAAGCAAGTGGTTGATATTAAGCGTCCAAACGTTAATTTCAACCCAATCACAATTGACGTTTACAATAGTAAAGTATATTTACAAGGTAAACCTGAGTGGCAAGAAACCACAGTTAACTTACGTGATGACGCAACAGGGTCGGTAAGTAGACTAGTTGGCGAGCAAATTCAGAAGCAATTTGACTTCTTGGAGCAAGCAAGTGCTGCATCTGGAATTAACTATAAGTTCCAATTAGTATATGATATACTAGATGGCGGAAACGGAGCTTCAATTCCAACAATTCTTGAACAATGGGAATTGGATGGATGCTTCTTAAGCCAAGTTGATTATGGTGAGATGGATTATAAGAGCAGTGATCCAGTTCAGATTGCTTGTACAATTAAGTTTGACAATGCTATCCAAACTATTGGTGGCGGAGTTGGTACAAGCGTAGTAACACAAACACCTGGCACCAGCATTAACTAAAAATTATCTTCTCCAACTAACCCGGAATAACCACCGGGTTTTTTATTGACTAAATATTAGTATGCCAACAATGATCCGCCAAACACCTAATCCATTTACTGATTTACCAGGACCTGCATTGCAGTCACGGTATGATGGAACATCAACATCAACGCCACCACCCAATGGATTTCAATTGCCGTTGGATAGTCAAGCACAAACACAAGCAACTACTCAAGTTCGACAAGTTCAAAATACACCACAAACAGTATTACGAGATTATCGACATGCTGCAAGAATTTTTGTTGATGGAAATTTCAGACTAAGTCCCAAATACAATTTTTTATTTTATGTAGAGTTTGACTTAAATCCATTAATAACAAACATATCAAATACTACTACTCAAGAATTGGGAATGATTGTTAAGAGTGTTAACTTACCAAAATATACAATTGGATTCAAAGAACACAACGCATACAATCGTAAAAATTACGTACAAAATAATATCAAGTATGATGCTGTAACTATTTCGTTTCATGACGACCAAAGCGATACTGTAAGAAGTTTTTGGTACGACTATTATAGCTACTATTATCGAGATCCTGATTACGCAGATGCTACATATACAGCACCAACAAAATACAATAGCCGACAAACTTTCGATTGGGGGTATACTCCACGACCAGCAGTGGGCTATAACCAAAGTGCAGCAAATCAACCCTACCAGTATATACAAGCAATAAGAATTTATAGTTTGTATCAAAAAAACTTTAGTGAGTATGAATTAATCAATCCTATTATTACCAGCTTTAAACATGGTGACCATGTCAACGGCGAACAAGGATTAATGAGTCATGATATGACTGTACAGTTTGAAACTGTAAAATACATGACAGGATATACTACAACTGGCACAGTTGGTGGCTACATAGATTTACATTATGATAACACACCAAGTCCTTTAACTGGAAGCGGTGGCACTCAATTAATTCCAGATGGAATGGGAGGTTTTAGTAATGCTCCGAGTACAATTACAGATTTAGCAAACAACGCTACAGATATTAACCCCAATTTACTATCACAACAAACATTAGCGGCAGCCGCAGTACTACCAAGTGTTGCTTATGCAGAAGCATTTGGCGGAGCAGTTGTTGCAATGAGTGGTGCCGGCGGAACTAACAATGGCGGATTAAGTATGCCAGCTTTAGGTAGCTTAACGCAAGGATTGACTAGTGGAGCAGTACTAGGAGCACAGTTAGCGGCAGCAGGTGTTGGCATTGCCGGAAGTGCTGCAACTTCGTTGGCCAATGGCGTAACTGGTGGCTTGGCAGCAGGTTTAGGCCCCAATGGTAAAAGTATATTGGCACTAGGTGCCGCTGCTATTGCCAACCCACAAGCAGTAATTAAAACTGCTGAGAACATGGTGGTAAGTGCTGCAACCAAAGCAGTAACTAGTGCTGCAAGTGCAGCCGTAAATACTTTTGTAAGCCAAACAATTACACCATACTTTAAAAGTATTGGACAAAGTATTAGTACCACTGTTAGTGGAGCTTGGGCTGACTTAACACGTCCGGCATTGCCTCCGCCAACTATTGCTGCTGATGGTACGGTCTCGCAAGCCTTGCCTAACGGCAATCAAATTTCTACTATTCCCAACGCCGATGGAACCTTTACGCAGATTACAGAAGATAGCAATGGCAATATCTTATCGTCGGCACAGTTGCCGGCAGATGCAGTCAATCCAGGTATACCTCCAGTAGACAGTGGCTATGTTGAATTAAGTAACCAATATCTTGATACCAATCTTGGCGCTTGGGCTGCTGACGTTCCACCAGTGGATACGACTATAGACATTTCAAACATTTCTGATTCATTATCTTAATATTATATGTCAAACATTCAAGCATCAACAGCAACAAACGTAACCGGTCCAGTAGCAAATCAAAGTGCACAAACTAATCCTGCACCACGGTACTTTAATAATTTTTATAGTGCACCATTTAATGTTAGCGGTAACACCAATGATGCAATAAATGCATTTTTTGAAGAGTATGCAGAAAATCCCGCAACCGCACAAACTCTAGCTGCCTCGGTATTATATACAGCACAAGCACAGGGTATAAATCCATTGACAGTTTTAGCACAGTTTCAAGCTCTGCCCAAAGGAGAGTTAAGTAGTTATTTGGTTGCATTTTTAAATAGCAATCGAGTTCCTACCAGCGTATTAGGTATAAGAAAAACGCTACAAACTAGTCCTTACGTAACCAGAACTATATTACTATGAGCAAATACGCCAATGGGATGTTTCAATTAACAAACCCAAGCAAATATGTAGGTAAAAAAGATCCACATTATCGTAGTAGTTGGGAACATGCAGTGATGCGTATGTTGGACAACAATCCCTCGATCCTGCAATGGGCCAATGAATCAATACATATAAATTATCGCAATCCCTTTACTGGCAAGCAAACAATTTATGTGCCTGACTTCTTTGTGATGTACACTGATGCAAATCAAGCAAAACACGCAGAACTTTGGGAAGTCAAACCCAAAAAAGAAACTACTCTAGAAAATGCTCGCAGTCCCAGAGACAAAGCAGCCGCAGTATTAAACATGGCCAAGTGGCAGGCCGCAAGAACTTGGTGTAGCGCACACAATCTTCAATTTAGAATATTGACTGAAGAACAAATTTTCCACCAAGGTGTCTCCAAATAAATAAGGTATGACTAAAAAATTAGAAACTTTGCTGAACCTCCCTTCAAGTACCGAAGATGAAGTTACGGCTCAGGAAGCATTGGATTTTATCAAAGAAAACGAAAACATTCTTGCCGAAGTAGACAGTGCTATAAGCAAGATAGATATTGCACTTCCCACAGTGCGTGATTTGGACACTGCCGATCAAGAGCTTGATGCACTAGCAGATTTGGCCAGAGACAAAGCAATAGACTTAATGGATTTGGGCATGAATATTGACCCACGTTTTGCTGGGGTTATAATGCAAACTGCCGGGGTTATGTTGGGGCATAGTATTACAGCAAAAACTGCTAAAATGGATAAGAAGTTAAGAATGATTAACTTACAATTGGCCAAAGCTAGACTTGATCATCAAATCAAGAAAGATGCCAAAAGCGGATCAGCTGATGCA